GCTTCGTTGATGCCGCGCCGCCAAATTTCCCCAAAAGTGATAACGCGCCCTTGTTCGTCCTGGGAATGCGCGTACACCACAACCGGATGATCGTGACCCCAGTCCATCGACAGCCACTTCAGATGCCAGGGCTTAATCGCGGCCTTGACTTCCTCCACGCTAAGAACGTGCTTATCGGGCAGGAAATTCGGGAAGTATTGCCCCTGGAACACGTCCCACTTGCCGTAGAGCCACGCATCGCGCAAAGCCAGGTTCGACAGTGAAGCGAGGGTTTTGCCGTAGTCGGTGCGCTCGATGAAATACTGGCGGCGATCTTCCTCGCCCCACGAATAGAAGGCTTCTTCCTGATATACACAGCATTCCTGGCAGCGATTCTGCGACGGCTCCAGTTCATGCTCCGGGCAATGGAACCCGTCTTTCCAGAGAGCGGGCCGCGCCGCCTCGATATTGTCCCAGCCGAAGGCTTGAATGAAAGCCCACTTGTGTTTCAGTTCATCGCCCTTCGGCGCGTTCTCTTTGAAGACCCGCTTCAGATAAGGCAAGCCCAGCGGAGGCATCCCGGTTTCCGAAATCGAGGGCATGAAGGTGTAAATCATTTTGGGAACGATCCCCGGATGCGACGTACAGCGATTCGAGCCCGAGAGCTTCTCCAGTTCGCCCTGGGAAAACTCCTGCGCCTCATCGGGCATAATGTCCGCGTATTCGGAGGAGTAGAAATCGGCCATGTCTTTTTCGCTTTGCGCCGAGCCGAAAAACAGCGAGCTGGTCAATCCCCCGTCGCAAGGGACGATCAACTGCTTTTTCTGCTCTTTGTAGTAGGGACGCAAGGCGGGATACTCTTCAAACAATTTTAGGATGTGCGAGTGTTCCAATTCTTTCAGGGTCCGGCGAATGATCAACCCGGTCGTTCTGGGGTACTTCAACCGGCGCAACAGCATTCCCCTGCGTCCACCCCCCGATTTGGCTCCCATGCGGGCGCCGCCGAAGCCGATTCTGGTTACGTCCGAATTGTCCCAGTAATCCCATAGTTCACTTTGCTTGGGCTGAAAGCGGATGCGCAGCTCTTGCTCCAATGTGCTCAATCAGGACTCGCACGGTGGAAGGGGGATTCGCATCGTTATTTCCGAAGATTTTGAAGTAGCGGCCCAGCCGTTCCAAATTCTCGCCGCGGTTGGCGAGACGGATTTTGCTGGTGATGGTCTTGCATTTAACGGGCTCGCTGGTCTTGCCATCTGCGCTTAGCTTTTCTTCCGACCGCTCTGTGGTTTGCACATCAATGGCGCTCAAAGCCATTGCCGAAGGATCGTCCATTTCCAGAATCGATTTCAGGGAGCCATCGGGACGGAACATGTGGCGCGGATCGTAGAAGGCGAGTTCGGCAAGGCCATGCAGCACGCGTTCGGCAGAGACATCGAGCTTCCGGAAGATTTTTTCCGCGCACTGCGATATGTGGGCCTGAACCTTAACATTCTTCAACAGCCTCGAACCGGCTTGCGCAGCCGTCTTTTCTTTGTAACCGGCTGCAATGGCGGCTCTTGTGGCGTTCCGATCAACTAAATACTCACGTGCGAAGATTTGCTGCTTGGTGTTAAGTTCCTGTTCAGGTTTTGCCATGCGCCCATACCGGTTTCACGCTAAGATCATTGTCCTGTGCGGCTTTCGGAGAATTTAAGGCTTAACAGTCTGCCCAGCCGTTTTCACCCCGAAATCACTCCTAAGTCGTTGATGTTTCACTTCGGACGATATGAAACAGGCGCTATGCCGCGTTTTTTCTTTTACGCTCGCGCCAGAGAGTTGTGCGGCTAGGTCCACGCCCGGGATCGATTTTGCGCCCCGGCAAAACGCCCTCCGCTCGCTTGAGCGCCAGCCCTGCCTTGGTACGCTCGGAGATCACATTGCGTTCAAACTCCGCGAACACGGCCAGCATCCCAAACATGGCGCGCCCGCCAGTCGTAGTCAGGTCGAAGCCGTCTCTTTGACAGATAAAGGCGATCTTCGCGTCATCCAGCTCGCCAATCAAGTTATGCAAATCGCGCACCGAACGCCCAAAGCGATCCAGCCGCCACACCAACACGCCCTCTATGTCACGCAAGCCTTTTACTGTGTCCCGCATGAGCTTTTGCAACTCAGGGCGCTTGGTATTTTTACCGCTCAATCGCTCCACATACTCAATCGCAATGCTGTGCCCATTCACAGCGCACCAGGCACGTAATTCCCTAAGCTGCACCTCAGGATTCTGATCTTTAGCCTGAGCATCGGTCAGTTGACCACGTTGCGGTTTCGATACGCGGGCATAGAGAGCGAGCTTCAAGCTTCCCTTAATTCCTGATCCCGCGCCCGCTCAATCCCAGCGAAAGCCCGCTTCTGGCTTTTCCACTCCAGCGCAACCCTTACCCTTTGCGCCCGCTTCCCGGCGGCCTCGCGCCATTTGCCGCGCTGCATCCAGAATTCGGCCGCGCCAATCACATACACCCGATTCGGATCGAAGTTGAGCGTCTCTTTCATTTCAATAACGCATAGCCCCAGGCCGCGATCTCCGGCGCTTTCACCAGCAACGCGGTGACAATAGCGACAACGATCGAATTCCGGAGCTGTAAATTGTAAATCTGGTGCTGCACCCGCCCCACCTCGGCCTGAACGCCGCGGATGTGATTCCCCTGGACGTTGACGGTGCGCAGCAGTTCGTGGGGCTGGCTCCATTTGTCGCCCTGGTACTGGGGGGTGCGATTGATTTCGTCTTTCGTACCCAGGCGCGCGGCCAGAGCGAGCACTTCTGGAGGAGCTTCCGATTTGGGCAAGTCGGGCAAAGTAAAACTCACGCGGTTAGCTGGCCGCTTTCCAGGCTTTAAGGGCCATCCATCCGCGCGTGCGCAGCGATTGCGTGGCTGGACCATGGATCTCCTGCCAGGCCGAATCGAGGGGAGGGCAAAACCGGAGATTATCTACGTTGCCGGAGCTGAGTTTCTTCCGGGAGGTACAACGGCTGAGAGGAATCGAGCAGCGGATGGAAGAATTCGGAGGCAGGGCGCGAATCAGCTTCTGGGAAATACGTTCCACCGCAAGCTGATTGACCAGCATTTCGGCGTCTTCTTTGCGAAGATAGCCGCCGGCCGGCCGAATACCGGGCCCAGGTTCCTGATCGTGAGCTAGAAAGCCGACTGAGCGCATAAATCGTAAGAGAGACACACCATAGGCAGGGGTGAAATTGATCGCCGGAGCGTGGCGTCCGGGGTGCCAAAAAGTCAGTGTGAGTATGAGGCTAGAAGAGAACTAAGGGAAAGTTACCGTCGTGCTGTGTCGGCGGGTTGAGGCTGGGAATCGCGCTGGGCGGCGCGGATTTCATGGCGCTTCGACAGGCCGGCTTGCGCATATTCCATCAAGGCGGCGATGGTGGGTTCCATGCCTTCCCGGTAGAAGAGTTCTAAGACGTGATCCCCAATCTTAAGGACCGCCGAGGCGAGGAAAATTCCTCCCGCTGAACGTACCAGCGCACTCTTCCACTCATTGAAGGCCTTGGATTCGGACACAGTTCGGCCCTCCGGTCGGACATACCATGAAGTTTGGCCGATTCAGGAAGGAACAATCTGGTCAATTTTGAACAGAGGTGACGGTTTTGGTTCCCTAGGCCGCTTTCGCCCAGGCCGGATCGACGCCGCACTCTTTCTCGAATTCCGCCAGGTTAAAGCCTTGATGCTGCGGACCCGTGTTGATTGCCGTCCCCAGGCCCTGCACGATCTCGTAGATGGTGTTCTTTTCGGTCGGGGTGGCGGCGTGCTTGGCGAAGCGGGAGAGGGTGGTGGTGATGGCCGAGATTTTCACGGTCTGATTAGGGTCCAAGGGGGTGCTCCTTTTTGGTTCCCCCATAGATACATCAGGAGAAGGGGGAAGTGCAAGAGGGAGACTTTCGATACTTCCGGGCAGCTACTGGTCACTGCCCGTCGTTCCTATGCCCAAACTCCGATGTGTGAGTCCGTGTTGTCTTGCGCTTGGTCGCCGTGCTCCAGTTTGCCCCGGTCCCTTCACTTGTGGCCACCCAGCTCAGGGAGTCCCGTTTTACCCAACTCTAACGGGAAGCAATCCGCCGCGACTCACAGCCAATGGGCTTCTCTTTTTTTATGGGAATTATATAGATGAATCGCTCCTTCGACGCTTTGCGTACTGATCTCTCCGCTTCCGGCGCTTGGCCGCTTTTGTCTTTGGTTTCGGGCGATAGGCGAGAACTTTGTCCGCGATCCGGTCTAGCTCTGGGGGAGTTTTCACCGCTTCCCTGCTTTCGCAATACTGCCTTGGTTAAACTCGTGCCTCATCTTCAGAACAAATTCACGAGAGAGCGCGGGATACTTGCGATGTACGGCGGCTGCGCTCATGGAACTCATCAGAACATCGTAGAGGCATTGCCCTTTAGGCGTTCGACCGAACATAACCTCATCGGCTGCTTTTTTCATGCTGTCAGTTCCTTGTAGGTGAGATGCTTTCCGACCACAGCAACTACGAACGAATCCAGCCGCTCCAAGGTGTGACGGCTCACATTGCCGACGTTAAGGCGGAACGTAAACTCATCCACATAGCGATGAAGGTGCTTCTTGGAAACTTGATGGTAGACGCCGTACACTCCGCGCTTGAGCACAGCCCAAACGCTTTCAATGCTATTGGTGCTGACTCCGTTCTCGGAGTAGATGCCAGCCGTGTGATTGATGGCTTCGTGGCGAAAGAACAGCCCGTCAAGGCCGACGTATCCGGTCGCCTCATCCGTAAAGATCGTGGAACCTACTTCGACGTTGGCATGGACAGCCGATTGCAGCGCTGCCATGTCAGTAGCCGCAATTGGCATAGCTACGGTGCGTCCGCCGCGCTCCCTGAGTCCTACGACAGCCGTCTTGCCGACTCATGTATATAATTCCCTTTTTTATGGAATGTCGATTTGAGTTCACTCCTCGAGTATCTGCGTTTTCGACGATGCTGCAGCGCATCACTTTTCGGCCTTCTTCGCCTTGACCCAGCGGGTCAAAATATCTCTCTCTTGGGCCGTCCGATTTTCCGGCTTGATGTGTTGAATGACTTCCGGATCGTCCGACTCTTCTCCGGTTGTCTCAAATGCAGGGAAACCGTACCTCTCATTTTCCATCCTTCTTCACCTTGGACCCTTCGAGCCAATAAAGATACTCCCTCAGATTCTTTAGGCGAGTCTCGCGCTCTCTCGGTGACAGGCTTCTAAGTGAGCATGTGAGCATCCGATCAAGCTTGTCGATAAATTTTTTCTCGGCCCCGCTCAAATTCATTTGTCGGCCTTCTTCACCTTGGCCCAGCGGGTCGCGATGGCTTTCTTGCCGATGGCCTTGCGCTGGGCTTTGGTGAGGGAAGCGGCGCGGGCCTTCCCGCCCAGGGATTGCATCTCGCGTGCTGTCATCTCAGCCATACAGCGGCATCATGGCACAAAATAGGGCTTACTTGCAAGCAATTATTGGTGTTGACAAGGGGTTCTATACTTGCTAGCATGTATATAGTACGGAGGGCAGGACGATGACCATGAAACAGGAAATCGAAAGCATCAATCGCCAGACGGCGCACATCCGCCGCATCCGCCAAGAGATGCAAGAGGAGTTGAGAGTAATCGAACTCTCTGAAGAAACTTTCGAGCGCAGCCCTTTGCCCAAAATTATTAAAGGCAAAAAGATTCGCATTCAGTAAATTAGCCGCCCCGCGTGCGTGCTTGCAACACAGCACGCGAGGCTAAACACCATCAGCTCACCAATGGAGGGCAAGACGATGAAACGCAACTCTTACAAACCAGTAATCGACCGCAAAGCTATCGCCGCCTTGGATCGTGAGATTACCGCAATTCACAAGCAGATGCGGAAACTCGAGAAAATTACACTGAACTCCGCCGAAAGCTGGCAAGCCGCGTGGGACAAGTGTCCCGGTCTGCGCGAATTGGAAATCTCCTTATTCCGCAAACGCGGCTATCTACAAATCGGCAAGACCGTTCCCGCTTAAACTTTTTGCGCCCCGCGTGCGTGCTTGCAACACAGCACGCGAGGCTAAACAAATCCGACCACCCGAGGCCGAAAATGTCTGCCAGCACTCTACCAGTTCCCCCGCCCCCAAGTTTTCCACAGATCCCGCAACATCAAAACCAACGATGGTCGACGTCGGCCGCTCCCGCCGAAAATGGCGATGCGCGATCGCTCTGCTCCTACGTCTCCCCGGAATCAAGCTGGGGCGCGTGCGACGGAGGAATTCCCTGCGAGGATTTAGCCATAGATGGGGAGTTCTGCCGGAAACATGGAAAGAGGGTGAGCCGTGGCTAAACCGCTCAACCCTCTCAACTCCCCGTGGCGCGTCTCCCCCACAAATCCAGAATTCGTTCTAGGAGCGGATCAACAAATCATCACGATCTGCCCCGACCACAAATTCAGTTCCCTTCTTTCCGCCTGTCCGCAAATGTTTTTCGCGCTGGAAGCGGTCTTGGCTTACTACGAACCCGACAACTCCGAAGAGGCGGAAATTCTCAACCTGGGCAAGATGGCGCTCGCAAAGGCGAAGGGAGATCACTATGAGTGAAACTCGCTTCTCCCTACTCCTCCGTGATCGGAACATGGCCGCTTACTCCGTCGTAGGCGCGGCCACTGTAGCCGTCGCACTCTTGAACAGGAAAGAGATTCCGTCCGCCCTCAGGACTTTAGTCGAAGCCCTCGCAACGTACCGCGAAGCCGATTCACTGATTACCGAATTCCACAAATCTCAAACTCAGAAAAAGGAGACTCGATCTAATGGCAACGCAAGCGCAGCCGCTTAATATTCCCTTCACCTGGCGCAAGCTCTGGCCTTTCCGCCGCTCTCTAGCTCTCATGCTGGCACCCCCAATTTTGCCGATGGGCGCCGGCGCTTCCACTCCCGCCGAGTTGCTGCGCATCGCAGTCTCGCTCGATGCCGGAGTCGAAAAAATTTCTCAGCTCATGGATTTACAGGAACGCTGGGAAAAAGGCGAAAACAAGAAAGCCTACATGGTCGCGATGAACGCTTTCAAAGCCAGTCCACCCATTATTACCAAAAACGAAATCGCCAAGTTTGAAGCTAAGGACAAATCAGGCAACGTCGTTATCGTCGAATGGGAATATTCCACCCTCGATCATATTCACGAACAAATTCTCACCGAACTGAGCCGCCACGGCATCTCGCACCGCTGGATTACCGAGCAGCCAAAGCCGGACATTGTTCGTGTGACCTGCATCCTCACCCACCGCTTAGGGCACAGCGAACAGACCACGCTCGAAGGCCCGGTCGATCACTCCGGCTCGAAGAATGCAATTCAAGCCATCGGATCGAGCGCGAAATACCTCGAACGCTATACCTTGATGGCCGCAACCGGATTGGCGGATAAAAGTCCCGACACCGATGCGCTCTCAGGCTCACCCACGCCGGCCAATGCGAACGGCCAAGCCGACGACTTCCTGCGACTGATTCAAAAAGCCGCCAACTTCGACCAGCTTATCGACGCCTTCACCGCCGCCTACAAGAGCACCACCGATCAGAAACTCAAATCGACCTATATCCGCGCCAAAGATGCGCGCCGAAAGGAGATCCGATGACACCGGGAATCATCATCGACTGCGAACACGGGAGCCACGAGTGGAGCGAAATTCGCTGTGGATTGGTCACTGCTTCACGCTGTGGAGACGTAGTCGCCACCACCAAAAAGGGCGAAGCTGCATCGCGCCGGGACTACCGCTCGGAAATCATCAGCGAAATTCTGACCGGATATCCTTACCCGCAATCCGCCGCCTTCGCGCGCCAAGTCAAATGGGGAATCGAGCAAGAGCCGGACGCCCGCGCCAGCTACGAAATACAGCGCGGCATCCTCACCGAAACTCCCGGCTTTGTCCTGCATCCCCACATTCCCCGTTTTGGAGCATCCCCCGACGGACTGGTAGGCGATGACGGAATGATTCAGATCAAATGCCCCACCACAGCCACCCATCTCAACTGGATTCTCGCCGGCACCGTACCAACCGAACACTGCCCACAAATGTTAGGCGAGATGAGTTGCACCGGGCGCGAATGGTGCGACTTCGTATCCTTCGATCCGCGGCTTCCCCCGCATCTGCAATTATTCATTCGACGCTACGGGCGCGACGAAAAGATGATCCTCGCACTGGAAAGGGAGGTGGTGCATTTCAACGCGGAGATCGACGGCATACTAGCCGCGCTCCCACAACCGCAGAAGGCTATCGTGCTGGCGATGGATCACTGCGACCCGGAGGAATTGCAATTCTAACTTTTTAATCTTCCCGGCCCTCCGCCGAAAGGGCTTGCCACCGGGAACGAACCCAAGGCTCCGAGGGAGGGGCGGAGCCAATAAAATCGAAGGCGTGTGAAGATCGCACACTGAGGAGACCAACGATGGAAACGAAGCATACACCCGAAGCACCATGGAGCATCCGAGAAAGAAAAGGGAATGATTATTTCGGCCCCAATGTTATCGAGTGCATGATTCACGTCGGCACCGGAGCCACTATGGGGAATTGTTTTGCGAGCGTATCTCTCGGAGGCCGAGGGGCAACTTCGTGCACTCCCGAGGATGTGCGCGCCACGGCCCGCCTGATCGCCGCCGCGCCGATGCAGCATGAATTGCTCGACGCCTTAGACCGGGGTAACGTGGACGCCTTGCGCCAGTGGGGTGAAACTTACGGCGTAAAACTGCCAGACAAATGGACCGACGCTCGATCAGTTGCTATCAAGGCTGCAATCCGTAAAGTCAAAGGGGAGTGATCCCGCGCTCTAAACCAACATGACCCGACTCCGTTCCAATCAACGCTGCCCCATCCATAAAGGAAGCCTCACCTGTTGCGGGCGGAGCGAATTTACGAGACCGGGGTTACGTTCCCAGCCTAAATTTCGGGAGATTTCCCCTGGCGTGAGGGTTTTCCCCGACGGACACATCGAACGCTCCCCAGCGGCCCTCAAGCGGCGCAAGGATGGCCTATTGCGGCAGAAGAAGCCCTGTCAAGCCTGTGGAGTGGAATTTGACGATTACAGCGATGTAGAGCTGGCCCATGCCGGCGGAAAAGGCATGAATGGATGGAAGCGGGACGACTCCGACGAGAACACGTTCTTACTGCATACTTTGACTAACCGGGATCAAGGGTCAAGGTCATGGGACGACTATGTAGAGCTAATGAAGGGGAAGAAGTTTCCTTGCCAGAAGAGAGCTTAGAGAGGAGACGCCCACAATGCCACTTTCTTAACCTCCCAACTCTGATCCGAAGTATTTACCTTTCTCACAGACCAGCGCCAGCGGCTCGTTCGTCCCGACACACGCAAAATTGCCCGAAAGCGATTGATCAAAGCCGGGCTAATTCCCAACATGAAAGACTCGCCAACCTTCAGAGGCACACACTCCATAAGCAGCCCCGTCCATTTCGGAGTTTGAGCAATTTTCATCGCTCACCCTTCCTCCCTCCAGATCCTCTCCCGCTCCCCTAAATAGCTTATCTAAAACTTTGTCCCGACCGATGCCATAGATTCGCGGGAGGATAGAATTTCCTGCCATCGCTCAACCCTAGACATTGCCGCAATCTCCCCAAGCAATCGCCAGCTAGCTGCTTCGGACTGTTACTTCCGCAAGTTGGACATCGTTCTTCCCGGCTCATCCGGAGGACCACTTGGCCGTTCTCTTCGCTATAACTCATTAGTGATGCCTCACATCGATCTCTTCACCCGGTTCGCGCTCTACAGTAAACCGCAGGCCACGGAACGAGAACGAGAAGGGCAATCCACCGTCCGGTTTTTTAGAATTGATTTTCCCGGCGAAACTCTCGGCGAACATTTGCAAGCCAAAAGCATTGAACCCAGCGTCGAGCAACATCTGCATTGTAACTTTCGGGATCACTTGGCCGTTCTCTTCGAAGTAGCTCACGCCGCCCTCCGCGACGGACACTCGCAAAACTTCCCCTCCCCCAGATAAAAGCGGCACGTCTCCATGCAAGGGGAATGCTCATGCCCACACTCGGAGCAGACCTGATCCCGGACCGGGCGCGCGGCAGCGAGCAAGCGGGAGGAAGAATCGGAAGGAAAGTTATGGACTCTAGTTGTGTCGGACATCGGCCAACATCTCCTTTCCAAACTTTCAATCCCGCGCAGAAGAGGCCCCCCTCGACTGCGCGGGATGGCTCGCCCCGTTCGCGTCTGCGGGACGGGGGATGGGGGCGAGCAAACTTTTCTTGGCACGGGCTCCGATCACCAGCCGTTGCGTGGCGTGGGTGGAGTAGATTTCACGAAGCTCCGGCAATGAGGCGTTGCAGCACAATTTCTGATTCACGTAACGGCGCAAGGCGGCATCCGAATCGTCGGTCACGTCGTAGACTTGGGCCATGATTTCGGAGATGAGCTGGGAGCGGGTCATGCGGCAATCCTGCGCCCATGCAACATCCGGCCAAGCTCTTTCATCGTGATCTGCCGCGCCCCAAGCTTCACGGCCAGCGCCCGTTTCGAGAGGCAGATGTCAAAATGCTCGTAAATCGTCCCGGCTTTCTGAATCCACTTCTGCTGCACTTTGATCCGGTCTGCCATCGCAACCAACTCTTCGTGCGAGTCGGCAACCATGTGGCACATCACCAGACTGCCAAACTGCGCGCGCATGTCATCGACGTAAACGCTCATGTGGACTCCCCAAAAAGATTCGGCTGCTTCACGCGGCGAAGTTCCAATTCGCGAGCCGCATCCAACTTCTCAACACATTCGAGGCACGGCCCTTTCCGCACTCCGTCAATCCGGTGCTGGGTCCGCTTCCGGCACTTCGGGCAGTAGAATTCGGCGGAGACGGTGTTGCGGGTGAAGTGATGGGTCATCGCGCCCTCTTCGGATACTTCACGACGTTGATCGATTGAACCTCACCCTCCATGCCGATCCGCATGAAGTCGTGCTGGCGCATCGCGGCCGCATAGGAAGGGAAGCCAGTGATGCGACCGTTGGCCGAGACGCCATCGCGCAAATAATCTTCACGGCCGTTTTTCTGAATGACTTTGATCGCGTATCTCACGCCTCTACCTCCATTCATTCCGGGACGGGCTTCCCCGAATTCTCAGTCTTCGCGCCCACCGCGCCGCATTTTCAGATCGTGCTTGATCCACTTTTCCGCCGCACTCAAAAGTTCAGTGAGTTTCCAAAACACGCCGCAAGCCGCAGTCAGAAGAATTAAACCGCACAGTTCGTAAACAATCTTCACGCTCTCCTCCATTCCTTCCGGGACGGGCTTGTTGCCCGCAAGTTCACTCCGCTGGAATAAAACTCCGCTGTTCGTGGCTAACTGCCCGTCCCCGGAAACTCGTACTTGAAACTGATCTAACCGTGGAATCGAAGATTGACGCTCGGCACCGATTCTCAAACACCTAACTTCCGCTTGAGAGTACCCCGACCCTTCGACAACCTCCGATTTCCTACCCACGGCGGAAGCGGATTTCACGCACCGTTCTAGAGACTCGCTAAATCCCCATCTATCGCTTCGCAACTTGCACTCCACCATCCCCACCACGAACACTCCGGGCAGTATCCTTCACTCCCCCTCCGAATTCGTCCTATCGAACACCACCACTCTTTCCTCCCCGCAAAACTTTGTCATCATCCAATTAGTTCCGGCTTCCCACCGTCTTCAATCCACCGCCGCATTCTTTTCCGCGATTATTCACCTGACAAGTTCTCTGCCGGTTCTGTCCCACCAAACTGCAATACTTCCTGACTCAATCTCTTGGCCGCGATCTCGCAATACTTCTCTTCGATCTCTATGCCGATGGCCGATTTGCCGAGTTTCTTTGCGGCCTGCAGGGTCGCGCCGGTCCCACAGCATGGGTCGATGACTTCGTTCCACGGGCAGCACTCGAGCAGGTCCAGCATCAAGCCGATGGGTTTCTCTGTTGGGTGTTCGCCGCTCACCGCATCAGGATGATTTGTCCACGAGGGACGCAGCGGATATCGCAGCACAGAGCCGCGCCGCCGATTCGACCGGAAGCCCTGACCAATCACATAGATTTCTTCGTGAGAACGTTTCCACGGAAAATCAAGGTTGCCCATGCCTGTCAGTTCCGATTTATCCCATACGAGAATGGCATCGTGCTGCGGGCGCTGGACCGCAGGCGAACCGAAAAGCAATTTCGGACATTCGAACTCCTCAACCAAGAAATCGCGGACTACGGTAGAATCGTCTCCCTGAATCGTTTTGCATCCCCGGCGCGAGAGCTCGACGTCGAGGCCATACGGCGGATCACACACAATCGCATCGAAGCCAATCAGGAACAGCATTTCTCGGCAGTCTCCGTGGTAGATCGTGATTCCCGCGTGCTCGTAGTAGGGCTTCATTCGCTCCACTCACTTGTCAGGTACATAATCGTCTTCTTTTCTCCTCAAACGTTTCAGGCCCAGGCGGCACTTCATCGAAAAGAAAAGCATCCGAACAGGCCATTAGAACGCCCTCATTCTCCCGCAAGAATTTCAGCTCTTCCATAAGCTTCAACTGGATTCGCGCTCGCGTTTCCCCATCCCGGCATAAACCGAGCTGCTCCAATTTGAGATCCATCGCATATTGAAGCCATCCGAGAGCATTCAATTTCGCCGCGGTAAATCGCTCCTCCAAATTGAGAATTCTTTTCATTCGCGCCCGATTTGTCATCGCCCCACCGTCCTATCGAACACCACCACTCTTTCCTCCCCGCAACACACGTAAGTCCCTAAAAACGAGTTACTCAGTACGAACTCGATCTTGAACTTGGTTTCCAATCTTCCGCACGCCGGACAGACTTCCACTTCCAACTCAATAGGAGTTGGGAGGACGGCCAGGGAAGCGCCGCCCTCCAGCCCCGATGATGTCTGCGCAGACAGCATTCTCTAGAATCCAGGCTCCTTTTC